AGCACTCAAAGTGGCGGCCCCGGTCAGCGACTTTGATGAAGATGACGCACCAGCACCAACTGCACCTGTGGCAAAACCTGCAGGCGGTGGACAAAAGGCCGAAGACATTTTGGCCATGATTCGTGCTAGACAACAAAAGTAATCTAGCATCACACACAGGGCTTGTCTCTGTGTGTTTTTCTTTCTATACATAGGTAAATCATGGGAAAACCATTTGACGTAAGTAAGTTCCGTAAGGAAATTACAAAAAGTATTGACGGCCTTTCGATTGGCTTCAACGATCCAACAGACTGGATCTCAACAGGCAATTATGCCTTAAACTATTTGATCAGCGGAGACTTCAATCGTGGTATTCCACTGGGCAAGGTCACTGTGTTTGCTGGTGATTCTGGTGCAGGCAAAAGTTACATCTGTTCGGGTAACATTGTGAAAAACGCACAAGAGCAAGGCATCTTTGTGGTACTGATTGACAGTGAAAATGCTCTTGATGAAGATTGGCTTAAAGCACTAGGAGTCGATACCAGTGAAAGCAAATTGCTCAAGTTGAGCATGGCCATGATCGACGATGTGGCCAAAACAATTAGCACATTCATGAGCGACTACAAAGCACTAGCCGAAGGCGAGCGTCCTAAAGTTATGTTTGTAATTGACTCACTGGGCATGTTGTTGACGCCTACAGACGTTAACCAGTTTGACGCAGGTGAAATGAAAGGTGACTTGGGTCGCAAACCCAAAGCACTCACAGCATTGGTTCGTAACTGTGTGAACATGTTTGGTAGTTACAACGTGGGTCTGGTTTGTACCAACCACACCTACGCAAGTCAAGACATGTTTGACCCAGATGACAAGATCTCCGGCGGTCAAGGCTTTATCTATGCATCAAGTATTGTGGTTGCCATGAAAAAGATGAAACTCAAAGAAGATGAAGATGGCAACAAAGTATCTGAAGTAAACGGTATCCGTGCCGGGTTTAAAGTTATGAAAACACGCTATGCCAAACCCTTTGAAGGTGTGCAGGTCAAGATTCCTTATACAACAGGTATGAGTCCGTATTCTGGTTTAGTTGACTTGATTGAAAAGAAAGAAATGCTCAAGCGTGAAGGTAACAGTCTGGTGTTTACCACAAGTGATGGAGAGATTATCAAGAAGTTTCGTAAGGCATGGGAAAAGAACGATGATTCATGCCTGGACAAGGTCATGGCAGACTTTGGAAATCAGAAGGCAGAGGTAAGTACTCCGGAGGAAACAGCGGATGAGTGAAACAATAGCAAGTGAAATTTGGGGAGAACTCAAGCGTTTTGTAAACACAGTGGACCGTGCTGAAGCCGCTGAAACTGTGATACAGATCTTGATGGACAATGATAGTGACGTGGAAGACATTCGTGCGGCCTTCAAAGGTGATTCAGACATCAAACGTGCGCTGACCGCATATCTTGACAATGACAAAGACTATGTTGAAGACGAGGAAGAAGAAGATGTCGAAGACGAGGATTACAACGAGGACGAAGACTGGGAAAATTAATGCCCAACAAGTTCTTTCCTATCACTACTGCTACCAGTTGTAGAAGCAAATGGTCCTGGAGTTCTTTGTATCTAAATCAAGGTACCACTGCTTCCTGCCATCGATCAAGCGTATCAGACATACCCGACAATTTTGCTGACTTTCATAATACTCCTATCAAAATTCAAGATAGAAGTAGTATGCTACAAAATTTGTGGCCTGGCAACGGATGCGAATACTGTCGCGACATTGAAGATTCTGGGAGTACCAGTGATCGCCAATTTCAAAATCAAATTCCGGATGTGTATCCTCCTGAACTAGATTCTGATAGCACACTAACCAAAGTAGCACCAGTGGTATTAGAAGTATTTTTTTCTAATACTTGTAATCTAGCCTGTGTCTATTGTAGTCCAAAGTTTAGTTCTTCTATACAAACAGAAAATAAAAAGTTTGGTGGTGCAATACTACCAGAACTAAACTTTGAATACAGCGATAATCTTTATAAAGATCTGGCTCCTAAATTTTGGAACTGGTTCAATCAACACAGTAAATCACTGAAGAGATTGCAAATTCTTGGGGGCGAGCCGTTTGTGCAAAAGGATCTGCACAGATTGATTGAATACTTTGATGACAATCCTTGCCCGGATCTTGAGTTCAACTTGGTTACCAATCTTAGTTTACCAACTGCACTGATTGAACCCATATTAAAGAAATTGTGTACGCTAAAAAATCAAAATAAACTAAAACGCATTGACATCCAGGTCAGCGTTGACTGCTGGGGAGAGTCTCAGGAATATATCAGACACGGACTTGATTTGGACACTTTTGATCGTAATATGGATCTTATGATTTCTTTGGGCGCTTTTCGAATTGGACTGTTGTCAACAATTACATCTTTGTCTATTCCCACAATGCCAGAATTGGCAATAAAGTATAATCAATGGTGTACGCAACAAAAAATATTTTGGTACATGCATCTAGTGTTACCAAATAATAAAAGCGTTTTTGATCCTGCTATATTTGAGTATTCTCAATTTGAGTCATACTTGAATACAGTGTACGATTTATTGCCCAGAGACACATGGGATGACAAAACAACACTAGAAAGTTTCAATGGCATTGTGGCCAAACTTAAACAATTTTGTAAAAAAGATACAGATAGACAAAACATTTTGATCAATTATCTAAATACAAATGACACTAGAAGAACATCCAATTGGGGAGATATTTTTCCTTGGTTGGAAAAAATAACAGTAGATAAAAATCATGTGGTATAGTCGTGTAGTAGCCAGTCTTGGTGCCGTGCCTGATTTTATCAGCCACTACGAGCGTGAACTTGACGATGCCAAAAAGGACTGCAAAATCTCGGGCATAGTAGAAAAGAATATCACTGCCCTGCCCGGCATCACTGAGCACCGTTTTAATCAACTGCAAGAAATTGAAGCAGTACTAAACTATCTCAACATACAACTGCGAAAGATACGTAGAAAGCATTTCCAAAAGTACATGGAAAACTATGCTCGTGCCTTGACTTCAAGAGACGCTGAAAAGTACACGGACGGTGAGGACGAGGTAATTGACTATGAAACCTTGATCAATGAAGTGGCGTACTTACGTAACCGCTGGTTAGGTATCCTTAAAGGACTAGATACTAAACAATGGCAAATGGGGCATGTTGTTAGATTACGCACTGCTGGCATGGAAGATATTCAGGTGTGACCCGTTGTGAGTGATACATAACAGTATGAAAAAGACCGCATTTGTTACAGGCATGACCGGCCAAGATGGCCCGTATCTTGCCAAATACCTAGTAGAAAAAGGCTACCATGTTTATGGGCTAGTCAAACGCTATTCAAATCCCAACCTGGAAAATATCAAATGGCTGGGCATTGAAAACGACATTGAACTCATCACCGGTGACATCACTGATGAGAACAACATGAATCATCTCATGCAAAGCGTCAAGCCGCAGGAGGTGTATAACTTGGCAGCCCAAAGTTTTGTGGGCATCAGTTGGGAATTAAATAAACTCACCACAGAAGTTAATTGCATGGGAACATTGAATTTGCTCAACTCGATTCGCCAACACAATCCCAATGCTCGATTCTACCAAGCATCCACATCAGAGATGTTTGGCAATGCCACGGAACCAGGACTGCAAGGTGAAACAACGCCATTCCGTCCTCGATCACCATATGGAGTGAGCAAGTTGTACTCACATTGGATGACCATAAACTTCCGTGAGAGTTACAGTTTGTATGCTTGTTCTGGCATCTTGTTCAATCATGAATCTCCCTTGCGTGGTCGTGAATTTGTCACACGCAAGATCACAGATGCAGTGGCACGTATTAAATTAGGTTTGGCAGATGATGTCACCCTGGGCAATCTAGACAGTGCTAGAGATTGGGGATTCGCCGGTGACTTTGTGGAAGCCATGTGGTTGATGCTACAACAAGAAAAAGCCAGCGACTATGTGATTGCTACTGGGCAACAGCACACCATTGGTGACTTGTGTCGTGTGGCATTTGAACATGCAGGAATTCATGACTGGAAACATCTAGTAAAAAGTGATCCGCGATTTAAACGTCCAGCAGAACTTTACAGTCTGCGTGGTGATAGTGCTCGTGCTAGAGAACAGTTGGGTTGGAAACCACGTACAGACTTTGACACCATGATCCGTAACATGGTGGATGCTGATCTAGTGAGACTGCAACCTAGGTAGTAATCTTTGTAGAGGATAGCCCAAAGAAATCTCTTCCACAGTCCACTCTGTATGGGCGATATCTTCCAACCAAGCCGTGCGATCTGGCATCCACGGCTTTTCTATGTCCAACAGATTTAAATTGGCCACTGGTGCGGCTAGGCTATCCGCCCCAACAAATGCCGGCACACCTGCTATAATGCTTTGACAACCCGGACCAGAGTTTTCATTGATCACACACCAGGCATTGGCTAGATCGATATCAAAATCAAATGTGTCGTATGTGTTGGCTAGTGGACGAGGTTGGCGTACAGTAACGCCTTCTATGCCGCTGATACGTTGTCTAGGGTGCGGTCGCACAACAATAGGCCTGTTGGTAATGGATTTAATTTTTTCAACAGTTTGTTTAATCCAGGCTTTTGGCTCAGGCAGTCCAGACCATTGCTCGCTGTCACCGCGTTGCACAGCAATCACAATGTTTTCGCCAGATCGCCAGGGTCGTAGACTTATGCCTAACCTTTGTGCTCTGTTATCTTGACTGCCTGAGCCAAACCATGCACGACGATTCACACCGTTGAGACCCATTTTCCATGTACAACCCCGCTTTAACATTCCTACTTCTAACACAATCACGTCACGACCAGAGTCTCTAAATGTTTTCCAAACGTCCTGATTGTGTCGCATGCGCCCAGACCAAAGATGACTCCATATCACCGCTACATCTGCGCCCAGATCGTGACTGTTAGATTGAATGCCCAGGGCATGTAACCCTTGTTCAAAGGCTGCAAATACAGGCACAGAGTTTAGTGCACCAAAGTTATTGAATAGACTGATTTTCATTTGATTAAATAGTTATATATGTATAAAATAAACTCACTGTGGTATTCTCCAGAGCCACCAAATGGATTTTTTAGTGAACGACTGCAGGAGGTGGTAGATGTACATTATCAAAATCGTTATCGTTGGTATGTGTACAACAATATTCCTCGCAAGCGTGTGATGATTGATATTGGTGCCAACATTGGTATATTTGCTAGACCCAGTGCTGAACAGTTTGAACATGTGATATGTTTCGAACCAGTGCTAAAAAACTTTGAAGTCTTGCAAAAAAATCTAGAAAATTATTCTAATGTAGAACTCTATAACTTGGGTCTCAGTGACCGAGATCAAACAGCAACATTTGAATTACAAACTCTCAAGTGTGGACATACCAAACAAGTGGCAGAGTTTGTGCCCAACCCAGAGTTTGAAAAACACACTGGAGAATTAACCACCCTGGATCGATTCAATTTTGAATCGGTTGACTGGGTCAAGATTGATGTTGAAGGTTTTGAAAATGCAGTGTTAGACGGCAGTCGCGATACTATACAACGCAATAGACCTTGGTTGTTGATTGAGGATAACGGTCAACAAGATCAACACAGACAGTGGCTTAATGATTTGTGTGGCCCATATGAGGCAGCACCGGTCAAGAGCAAGAGTAATACGATATGGGTACCATTATGAAGCATTTACCCTATGAACGACAAGGTTTTAGTCAAAATGATGAGACCGGAATTATTGAATACATGTTGGCAGGGATTGTAGACTCAAAAAAAACTTTTGTGGAGATTGGGTTTGGAGATGGAACACAGAACATGACTCTGGACTTGCTACATCAAGGCTATTGCGGTGTTGGTATAGACGGATGGGACTGGGATCCTTCTGTGACTGAGAGATGGCCGGATCAATTGATCAAAGTACAACAAATGATTTCCCCCGGAGATGTGGCACAGTACATTCCAGAACAATATTGGCAACCGGACTTTTTTAGTCTTGACATCGACAGTTTTGATTATGAAGTAGCATCAACTCTATTGCAATCAGGATTCCGCCCGGCTGTGGTATGTTGCGAAATTAACAAGCACTTTGGTAACGATTGGGCTAGTTTTCCTTATGTTGAAAACACAATAAAAAAAGTCACGTACAATAGAAAATTTCATTATGGCTGTTCGTTATCGAAGTACAAAGATTTGTGGTCACAATATGGTTATGAATTTTTTACATTTGACACCAGAGCCGTGAATGCGTTTTGGTTCCATCCAGACCAAGTCAATCTGGATTTAGATGTTCCTAGAAATCAAACACTTGATGAG